GCTAATTTTGTATTTAATTATTTTCTATTAAAAAGAGATGCAGTGTCTTGGATGTATCAAAACAATATTACATATGACAATGGTATGTTAGGAACCTGGACAGATAAACAGATACCAAATACATATTCTCATTATGCAGATTTTGCCATGGAGACATTGTTAGTAAAGATGTTACCTGTAATGGCTAAAGAGACGGGGCTAAATCTGATTCCAACATATTCGTATGCCAGAATATATAAAAAGGGTGATGAATTAAAAAGACACAAAGATAGACCCTCCTGTGAGATATCTACCACATTAAATCTAGGTGGAGACCCTTGGCCCATATTTATCGATGGTACGGGGGCTGACAGCGTCATAGACGAGTATAAGAACATACATAA